TTACCAGCATCACCTACCGCATTAGGAATAAACGCAGTTGTATTCGCAGCTGTTTGATATGGAAGTTCCATAGCCAAACCACTAGACAAATTAGATGATACAGAGTTGCTAATGTTCAATACATAGTAAGAAGCATTTGGAGAAGCAGTTGTAATCAACGCTGTGCCGTTTGCTGGAATAGCTAATGTAGTCGCATTGGTATAGCCGGGGAATGAACTTGGGTTCAACAACGACGCAGTAGTGATAGTAATAGCACCACCAGAACTGTTATTGATTGAGTAAACCGCACCCGCCTTATCTGTCAAACTAGCTGTAGTCAACAATGCTGACAACAGAGCACTAGTCGCTGAAGTTAAGTTATATACCGCAGAACCACCACCTAGACCAGAAATGCTATCAATCGCATAAGTAGAGTTAATTACCGTAGTAGTCAAAACCGCTGTTTGGTTTGATGTCAAGACAAAGCTAGTTGCTGTAGCAGAAGCTTCAGAGAACCCAGCATAGTTTGTAAAGGCTGTAGCCGATACAGTAATAGCAGAACCACTTGTATTAGTCAGAACATAACTAGCACCTACAACATCTGTCTTAGAGAAGAATGTAATGTAAGAAGCCATTGAACCACTAGTAGATACAGCAAATACATTGCTCTTAGGAACAGTAGCCCAAGATGGCGCAGATACGCCGTTTGACAATAGTTGCTGACCCGCAGTTCCAACAGCAGTAAATGCTGAGTTATCTACACCTTGTTGCCATACTACTTGACCCGCAGCACCACCAGATAAGTCTTGAGCCAATGCTGAAGTTCCGCCAATCAACGACCAACCAGTGCCAGTTTTTTGATAAGTAGCCAATGTAGTAGTAGAGATAGTAGCAGGAGCTTGAGCCTGTGTGCGACCCCAATACAAGAAGGTAACACCGCCAATAGTCAACTTACCAAAGATGCCGCCTTGAGCAAATGTAGTAGGAGCGAAGTTATCAATCGCATACCAACCATCATATGTGCTGTCAGACACCCAACCAGTAACAGTATCCATCGCAGTTTGATTTGACAGAATACCAGTTGGAACCGCAGCAGAACCTAAGTTACCTGAAAATGGAGCACCTTGCCAAGTAATAACACCTAAGAAAGTAGATGGGATTTGAACATAACCGTCAACGCAGTTGTTAACTACGATATTAGTATTAGCCGCACCAACACCAGTAAACCGCAGTAATGCACGAGATTGGTTAATGGCATAGATAGTAAACGCATTTGAGAACGCAGGTAAATTAATCGCTGTAGCAAGGGAATTAGCAAAGTCTATGTTATCCAGAGTAATCCAGTTAGTCGCAGTTGAATGTAAACCTAACCAATCAGCACCCGCAGTAGCAGATATTGTGATGCCTTGGAAATAGTTGCGATACAACGCACCGCTTTGGAATGTAAATGGAGCAACATTTGAATGTGTAGTGTTTACATAGTCATTACGAGTAGAGCCAGTAGCAAATGTTACTGCGCCTGATAATACTGTTTGACCACCATCGTGCGCTAAATCAAACCCTTGAATTACACAGTTTTGCTGACCTGCTGCCCAAGTAATGGCTGACGAATCAATACCACCAGATGGAATAGTAATAGTGCTTGGGAAACTTAATCCTACCAATGCTTTAGTCATCGTAGCATATGGGAAAGAAGAAGAACCGTTGTTCAGCGTATCATTACCAATAGTGTTATCAACCCATCTGTTAAATATAGATGCTTGTGGTAATTTAGTTACCGCAGTTACAAATACACTTGAACCGTTAGTTGCGATAGTCGCAGTTGGAATTGGAATGTAGAACTGGAATTGTAGGTTTTTGTTTACTGTTCCACTAACTACGTTAGTTACACCGCCATTGATGTTCAACTCACTGTATAAAGTTTGAGCACCTATGTTGTCATAGACCTTAGTTGTAGTGTTATAAACCTGACGAGTCCACGCACCAGCAGCTGCTTTATAGATGCCGTTTTGACCGGAAGTCGTTTGGTTCTTAACTAATACATAATCACCAGCAATCGGTGTATAACCGTCAATAGCAGTTAAACCAGACAACGCAAGGTTGGCAGTAGAAGCTACATTCACTTGTGGAAGCGAAGGAACATTCAATAACTGGTTAGTTACATAAGCCGATGTTTGGTTAGCAGGGCAAGCCCCTTATCAGGAGCAGTTGGAACGCTTCGCCAATCTCATTGAAACAGAGGGGCACGAGAAAAATGCCAGATTATGTGACTCTCTCCCGCCCGCAAAACGAGAGTTTGACGAACGGTTTTATGACGCTTGTCACGTTTGCGCTGACGCCATCAGGAGCCAAGCATGACTGACGACCAGGTTATTGAAATTGCAATTCAAGGTCACGCAAGCACACGAGACGCAATTAGGTGGGCAATTGAACATGAGCGGAGGCGATGCCTTGAAATTTGCAAAAGTTTTGAGGCGGAGGAACTTGAGCCAATTGACCAAGAAGCACTTAACCGGACATATACGGCACAAGACATAGCGCATGACATAAGGCACGGACACCCAACAAAATTATTGTCAGACAGTCAGCTAGACAAATTGATAATTTCAGAGTGGGGGCAAGACGCTTGCCTTCCAGCTATGCGGAGGTTTGCTCGGGTTGTGGAGAAGGCCGTAAAAAATAATTGACTAAACAACGGGGCGAAAGCCCCTTTTTTATTGCTCAAAAATCAGTTATCGTAATACCTCAGACCCGCACTGTTTGCGGAGAAAGGTATTAAATGAGTAAGCCACACGCTCAAAAAGAAGAAATTATCAAAAAAGTGCTTGAAGGCATGTCAAATCACGGGCTTAGTTGTTTTAAGTCTTGCAAAAAAGCAGGGATTCCGAATAGTACGTTTTTACTTTGGGTTAGTGAGGATAAAAGCCTTGCTGACAAGTACATGCGTGCGCGTGATGATTTAATAGAGCGAATTGCAAACGACGCTATTGAAATTGCAGACGAGCCAGTAGGGACGACAGACTCAGGAGCTACGGATTCTGGAGCAGTTCAAAAACAAAGGCTCCAGGTCGACACTCGAAAATGGCTGCTTGCAAAACTTGCACCAAGAAAATACGGTGACAAAATAGAGGTATCTGGGAACCCAGAAAGCCCTTTAGTTCAAAGAATAGAGCGAGTGATTGTTAAGCCGTGACAACACTTCAGCTTAAAACGCCAGAGTGGGCTATCCCCTTGCTTGAGCCAAGCCGTTACAAGGGCGCATGGGGAGGTAGGGGCTCCGGGAAATCACATTTGTTCGCTGAGTTGATGATAGAAGCGCACATTATGGATGCCAAGCGTAGAAGCGTGTGCGTTCGTGAAATTCAAAAGTCTCTGAATCAGTCGGTAAAGCGCCTGCTGGAAACCAAGATAGAGCAAATGAACGCCGGTGCATATTTTGAGGTTCAGGAATCCGTTATTAAGTCACGCAAGGGTGACGGGATGATTATCTTCCAAGGTATGCAAAACCATACGGCAGATTCTATCAAGTCACTGGAGGGATATGATTGCGCATGGGTTGAAGAAGCGCAAAGTTTAAGCCAGCGCTCATTAGATTTGCTTCGCCCGACAATCCGAAAGCCGAATTCCGAATTGTGGTTCACTTGGAACCCGAACAAAGCGACTGACCCGGTAGATGCGCTATTAAAGGGCGATACAAGGCCACCTGAAGCCGTGGTAATAGAAGTCAATTATATGGATAACCCGTGGCTTCCAGAGGTTCTACGGGCTGAAATGGAATACGACAAGCGCCGAGACCCAGACAAATACGCTCACGTTTGGCTTGGCCAGTACAACAAGAACAGCAATTCTCGGGTTTTCCATAATTGGCGAATAGAGGAATTCGAGGCGCCAGCAGATGTAACGCATAGACTAGGGGCAGACTGGGGGTTTTCAGTAGATCCGACTGTTTTAGTTCGTTGTCATGTTATTGGCAGAACTTTATACATCGACCATGAAGTGTATCGAGTTGGTTGTGAAATCATGGACACACCAGACTTGTTTTTTACTGTTCCTGATTCTGAAAAGTGGCCAATGGTGGCTGACTCTGCAAGGCCAGAAACAATATCGCACATGAGGCGAAATGGGTTCCCCAAGATTATGCCAGCGGTAAAGGGTCCGAAGTCATTAGAGGAAGGCATAGAGTTTTTAAAAACCTACGATATTGTTGTGCATCCAAGGTGTAAACATACAATTGACGAATTGACGCTTTACAGTTATAAGATCGACAAACTAACAGGCAATATACTTCCACTTCTGGACGACAAGAAAAACCACATAATTGACGCATTAAGATATGCTTGTGAGGGTGTCAGAAGGGCAGTAACAAATAAGCCTAAAATATTCGTGCCGTTGCCAACAAGTAACAAATGGTAGAGAATAAAGAAACTAAAGGGAATTATGTCTCGATTAACTAAAGAACAGCATTTTAATAACGTATTAGAAACGGCTCGCAATGAGTTCGATTCTATTCAATCCGCTATTAAAAATGAGCGGATGCAATGCTTGGAAGATCGCAGATTTTATTATATTGCTGGAGCACAGTGGGAAGGCCCGCTTGGTGAACAGTTTGAAAATAAGCCAAAGTTTGAAGTAAACAAAATCCATTTGGCCGTTATTCGCATTATTAATGAATACAGAAATAATCGCATTACTGTTGATTTTGTAAGCAAGGATGGAAAAAAGGCTGATTCACTCGCAGATACCTGCGACGGTCTTTATCGTGCCGATGAGCAAGACAGCACGGCAGAAGAAGCCTACGACAATGCTTTCGAGGAAGCGGTGGCTGGTGGGTTTGGCGCTTGGCGACTTCGTGCTGAATACGAAGATGAGGAAGACGATGAAGATGAGCGTCAGAGAATTAGGATTGAGCCTATTTTTGATGCGGACTCGTCTGTTTTCTTTGATTTAGACGCCAAGCGTCAAGACAAATCAGACGCCAAACGGTGTTTTGTGCTTTCCTCCATGAGCCGTGACGCTTATCGTGACGAATACGGAGATGACCCGAGCGATTGGCCCAAAACAATCACGCATACCGAGTTTGATTGGTACACCCCCAATGTTGTCTATATTGCTGAGTATTACCGCGTGGAAGAAGTTTCGGAAACCATCAGGGTATTTGAGACAATCGATGGTGAAGAAGAAAAGTATTCCGATTCTGATTTTGAAGCTGACGAAAACCTTGAGCAATCACTTGCTGCAATTGGCACAAAAGAAATCAGGAAAAAGAAAGTAAAGCGCCGCAAGGTGCACAAGTATATTCTTTCTGGTGGCAAGGTTCTGGAGGATTGCGGATACATTGCAGGCAAGAACATTCCTATTGTTCCGGTGTACGGCAAGCGGTGGTTCGTAGACAACATCGAGCGCTGCATGGGGCACGTTCGTTTGGCCAAGGATTCACAACGCCTAA